CCCTGTGGTCTTCTTAAACAAACTTATGAGTTTGCGAAAGAAAGAGGATATGCGATAAACTTAGATCCCACGGTAAAACATGAATGGCCTTCAAAAGAAGATGTTACAAAATATATTTCTGAACTTCCTCTTTCAGTCAATGGTAAAGTTATAACACCAAGAGATTATCAGATAGAGGCAGCCATACATGCCATTCGTAATAAAAGATCTATACTTCTCTCCCCAACTGGGTCAGGAAAATCCCTCATAATTTATATGTTGATCCGGTATTTCCTTGCCCACTCCAATAAAAATCTGCCTGCTTTAGTTGTGGTTCCAACCACTTCACTAGTTGCTCAAATGGCCAAAGATTTTGAGAACTACTCAAAGAATGATAAATGTTTTGTTGCAGAAAAAGAAGTTCATCAGATCTATGCAGGAAAGGAAAAATTTAAATTTGTTGCTTCGGTAGTTATCACAACTTGGCAGAGTGCCATTCGTCTTCCATCAAAGTGGTTCTTTCAATATGGGATGGTAATTGGTGATGAAGCACATACATTCAAGGCAAAGTCATTGACAACCATCATGAATCGTTTGGTTAATGCAGATTATCGTATAGGAACTACTGGCACTCTGGATAATTCAATGGTGAATCAATTAGTCTTAGAAGGAAGCTTTGGTCCTTTGTGTAAAGTTACAAGTACCAAAAAACTCATGGACACTGACACCTTGGCTCAACTGAACATCAAATGTTTGGTACTAAAATATCCGGATGAATCCCGAAAGATTGTAAAGTCCATGAAATATCCAGATGAGATTGATTATATTGTAAATTACGAAAAGAGAAATAACTTTATTGTTAATCTTACATGTGATCAGAGTGGAAACTCTCTGGTTCTCTACAATCTTGTACAGAAACATGGCAAACCACTCTATGAAATGTTTCAGAATAAGGTAAAGAAGGGAAGAAAGGTCTTCTTTGTATCTGGAGCAGTGAATGCCGAGGAAAGAGAACGAATAAGAGAGATCACAGAAAATGAAAAAAATGCCATTATTGTTGCGTCTGTTGGAACATTTTCCACTGGTATAAACATTGTTAATATAAATAACATTGTGTTCGCATCACCAACAAAGTCTCAAATTCGTGTTCTACAATCTATTGGAAGAGGATTGAGACGAACAGACGATGGGAAACCAACCAGTGTTTTTGATATAGCTGATGATCTTTCTTGGAAAAGGAAAAGAAACTATACATTGAATCATGCCATTGAACGCATAAAGATTTATGCCAGAGAGAAATTTCAAACAAAAACTTACGAGGTACCGATATGCACTTAGATTGGAAAGAACTATTAGATGAATTAGTAAATCAACTTGATGAATTCAATATATATTCCTATAGATTGAATGATGGAAGTCATATTATAGCAGAGGTATATGCTGATGATGAATTTGCAGATGTTATCCTTATTGACCTTCCTGTTTCCTTGAAAATTGGAAGGAATGGCCAATTGTTTCTATCAAAATGGATATTCCAAAGGACTCAAGGATTCGATACAGATCATGATAACTTTGATATAGATCATGATAAATATGAACCTGTAGAATTACAACGACACAGTATTATTGCAAAGGCTCGAGCAACTAATGAATTAAAGAGAGAATATCTTAAGTATAATTTTTTAGTGAATTTGCATGAAAAACTTGACAGAGAGGATTTTAAAAGTATGATTGATCAGATTAATAATATTGATCTTGATACGCCAGATACAGATCAAGAACCACCCTTAAGTCCAGAGGAAATGTATAACAGAAGGATAAAATATCCTTACTGGAATTGATCCTTTCTTTCTGTTACATTAACTATTATACACTTTTTGAAAAAACTTGTCAACCCTAAAAGATTTTTATTTACTTTTCTCTGAAAATATGTTATAGTAGTATACGATATTACTAAAATTTAAATTACTCTACACTATGAAAGCGAAGGACAAACCACATTATGTGAACAATAAGGAATTTTCTCAATCGGTTGTCGATTATGTCAGTTCTGTGAATGATTCAAGGGAAAGAGGAGAAGAAGCTCCCAAGATTCCAGAATATATCGGAAGATGTTTTTTAAAGATTGCCGAGGGATTATCTCATAAACCAAACTTTATTGGTTACACATATCGGGAAGAAATGGTCATGGATGGAGCAGAAAACTGCATTAAGGCCATCATGAATTATGATGTTGAGAAGGCAACCCGAACAGGTTTACCCAATGCCTTTTCATATTTCACTCAGATTATTTGGTATGCATTTCTGAGACGAATACAAAAAGAAAAGAAATATCAGAATATTAAGGAACGATATATGGATCATGCTGATGCCTCTCAGTTTGCCAATTTTTCCGAAACGCAAAATTATGGTAGCATCATTGATCGTGTAAGGTTAAAATCCCAACAAATTCGCAGAAGGGATGATGAAGTGAAAAACTTTGCAAAACTGGATAAGAAAAAGAAGAATGCAAAGAAGAAGATTTCTTCAATTTCCAGATCTGGATTAGAACTCTTTTATATATAATAAATCTGAAGTGGATAAAATAGCGAAAGTCATTAAAAAATTTGCAGCCATTACCATATTCATTGTGATTGCGATATGGGTGTTTATCTTTGGGTGTTTATTTTGGGGTATCCTCTGATTCTTAATATAAAATAACCTTGACAAGTTAGTGGAATTACTGTATAGTATATCCTACTATAATGAGTAAAATTGCAGTTATTAGTGATACCCACTTTGGGGTGAGGAATGGTTCAGATATCTTCATCGATTACATGGATAAGTTTTTCAGCGATGTTTTCTTTCCCTATTGTAAAGAGCATGGTATCACAAGAATTCTTCATATGGGTGATTTCTTTGATCATCGTAAGTTTATTAACATCAAGTCATTGAAACGAACGGATGATTTTTTCATATCCAAACTTGATGAATATAACATGACAATGGACATCATTCCGGGCAATCATTGTTGTTATTACAAGAATACCAATGATCTAAATTCCTTAGAGGAAATATTAAGTGGATATGATCGTATTAAAATCCATATGAAGCCCATTGATGTTGAATTTGACAATCTTTCAATTGGTATGTTGCCATGGATTTCCAATGAAAACTACAATGAATGTATGGATTTTATCTCAAATTCAAAATCCTCAATCATTGCTTCACACCTTGAATTGAATGGATTTAGGATGATGAAAGGGGCCGCAGTGGCATCTCATGGTATGGACCCAAAACTCTTTTCGAGATATGAGATGGTTCTTTCCGGTCATTATCATACAAAGAGTGTAGAGGAAAATATTTATTATCTTGGTTCTCAATACGAGCTCACATGGGCCGATGCAGGTGATCCAAAATATTTTCATATTCTGGACACCGAAACAAGGGAACTTGAATCGGTTAAAAATAACCATTGTCTTTTTCAAAGGATTAGATATAATGATGCCCAAACCTTACCCGATATAACCAAGGAAGATATTGAAGGGACATTCGTAAAGGTTGTGGTTGTGAAGAAAAAGGATCTCTATGCCTTTGACAAATTCATTGATAAAATTCAAGCTTATGGGCCCTTCGATATTAAAATCGTGGAGAATTTTGACGAGTATATCGGTGAGAATGTTGATGACGAGAAAATCTCCACGGTGGATACTCCCACACTCCTCAATACCTATGTTGATAACATCGAAACAGATCTGGATAATGAAAAGTTAAAAAATCTCCTTTATGAAATTTATGTTGAAGCAAAAGACCTTGAGGCCATATAAAGTGGCGGTCAAAGACATAAAGAATTCCCAAGTTGTTTTTCAGGGGCCCCCCCTATGTGTTCGCCAAAAGATGTTGACAAACGCTAGTCAACAACATGGTATTGACTTTGAAAACCAAATTCATCTTGCCTTACACGGCACACCTAAAGAAGAATATGAACGCTTAATTGAAGGTGGATACACTGCCGTATTTGATATTGTAAAAGGAATTAAAGATATAGATTTTAATGGTAGTATAAAGGTTACTGGAGGTAATGGTGTAGCTTGTGGTGATATTGTGCGTATGTATAATCATACCAGCGGTGATGATGCAACACCATATACTTTGATTGTAGGTCGATATACTCAAGTTACAAAAACCATAAAAGAATATCATATAATCTATGAATTTTATATCAAACCTGAACATCATAGTATATTATGGGGTAGTATGCAATTAAATACTATCGAAGAATTTGTTAATTATGTAAAGAACATACCTCATGGTAAAGAAGCACAACTTGAAAATAAGAAATTGTGGAAAGACAAACGACAACACATTTATGAGAATGAAGGTAGTGGATTAATGACGATTAACGCTAAGATAGATAGTAGAAGTCAAAGACGAACTCAAGCCAGCCTTAACATTAAGTTTCTTAAAGAAAGCGATATACCTTTTAAGAAATACACTCAAGAATATCGAGGTTTTGTTTTGCCATATATTCAAGAAAATGCACCTAAAAGAAAACTAAATAAAAAATGAATAACCTAGACCAATTTTTTACCAATTCAGACATTGTTGATAGTTGTATTAGTACAATAAATTTCAATGATTATGATATTATTATAGAACCATCGGCAGGTGATGGTGCATTTTATAATAAAATTATCGGAGAGAAAATAGGTATAGATTTAGACCCTAAAATTGAAGGATTAATACAACAAGATTATTTAACCTTTAATCGTTTTATTGAATTTAATATTGATAAAAAAATATTGGTTATTGGTAATCCACCATTTGGTAAAAACTCTTCGTTAGCGTTAAGGTTTTTTAATCATTCTGCTATTTTTGCAGATACAATTGCTTTCATACTTCCGAGAACATTCAGAAAGGCGTCTGTAATTAATAGATTATCAGAAAAGTTTAATTTAGTATTAGAAACTAAGCTTCCTAAAAATTCATTTCACTTACCAGCTGGTAAAGTATATGATGTTCCTTGTGTCTGGCAAGTTTGGAAATTAGGAACAATTCGTTCAAAGATACAAACAAAAACAAAACATAAAGATTTTGAATTTGTAGAAAACAAAAGTGATGCCGATTTTGTTGTTCAACGAGTTGGTGTAGGAGCTGGAAATACACACAAGAATTTTGCCAAAGCGAAAGCATCTCATTATTGGATTAAAGGAAATGATAGTGTATATCAGATAATGCGAAAAATCGATTGGGACTATGAAGATTCGCCAAAGTATAATACTGCTGGCAATCCTTCTATAACAAAGGACGATTTAATAAAAGAATATAGCAAAGGAAAAGACTTGCAAAAATTTGAAAATAGTCTATAGTAGTATGTAATTATGATCCTGTTTAAAACTCTACAATATCAAAATTTCCTCTCAACCGGAAACACTCCGACAACCATAGATCTCAACCGCAGTTCTGCTACTCTGGTAGTCGGGGCGAATGGTGCAGGAAAGTCTACGATGTTAGATGCACTCTCCTTTGTTCTCTTTGGAAAGGCCCATCGTAACGTAAACAAACCCCAACTTTGCAATTCAATTAATGGAAAGAAACTTCTGGTCACTTGCGAATTTTCAATTGGCAAAACCGAGTACAAGATTGTTCGTGGAATCAAACCAGCGATATTTGAAATCTACCGTGATGGTAAGATGCTCAATCAGGAATCTCATTCCCGAGACTATCAAAAGGTTCTGGAACAAAACATTCTACATCTCAATCACAAATCCTTTCATCAGGTTGTGGTTTTGGGATCAGGCAATTTCATTCCGTTCATGCAGTTACCCGCCAATCTTCGCCGCGGAGTTATCGAGGATCTCTTAGATATCAATATCTTTACACGAATGAATATTCTGGTAAAGGATCGTTACTCAAATTTGAAAACAGATATTTTAGATACTGATCATCAACTAGATCTTTTAAATTCTCAGATCAAATTAAAACAGAAACATATTAAAAAACTTCGGGAAATCGATCTTCAACAGGCCACGAAGAACCAGAAAAAGATTGATGAAATGGAAAGTGAAATTAAACTTCTTCAGAGTAGAAATGCTTCTTTACAGGAAACATATGATGAGAATGCTCCGGAGTTTAAATCCAAAATTAAAGATAACACGCAAAAACAAAAGGAACTTGAAAATTATCGAGGTCAGATTCGAAACAAGATCACAAGTTTAGTGAAAGGAATTGACTTCTATAAGAAGAATGACACATGTCCGACATGTCATCAAAATATAGAAGAGGAAATTAAATCTCAACGAACCAAGGAGGCCAAGGACACTTCAAAAGAGTTGAATGAAGGATTGCAAAAAATTGAAGAATCTCTTGCATCTGTCGAAAAATCCATTTGCGATATAGGAAAAGGTTTGGAGACTATGAATAATCTTATTCATCATGTTAATGTGAATGTCAATATGATTCAAAATATTCAGAAAGAAATTGACAAAACTTCAAGTGAAAAGACAGACACTTCTCATATCGAAGAAGAGAAAGAGGAATTAGAAAAAAAGAGAGAAAGTAGAGATCAAATGTTTGGCCACAAATCATCTCAACTTGAGAAAAGATCCTACTATGATGCAATAGGAGAACTGCTGAAAGATTCTGGTATTAAGACAAAGATTATTCGCGAGTATCTCCCAGTGATGAATAAATTGATTAATAAACATCTCAACATTCTTGACTTCTTTGTTCTTTTCAATATTGATGAAAGTTTCAACGAGACCATTAAATCCAGACATCGTGACGATTTCACCTATCCTTCCTTCTCAGAGGGTGAGAAACAGAGAATCGATCTGGCGCTTCTTTTCACTTGGAGACAGATTGCTCGCATGAAAAATTCCGCCAACACCAATCTTCTCATTTTGGATGAAACCTTTGATTCTAGTTTAGATGCGGATGGAGTTGATAATCTAATCAAAATTCTCCATACTTTGAAAGAAGATTCCAATGTCTTCATTATTAGTCATAAACAAGATCTTTTGGAGGGAAAATTTCCGGCCCGAATAGAATTTGTTAAAACTAATAATTTCTCTAAAATAAAATCCTGAATCTTCACCTTTTACTAATATATGTAAAATAATTTAAAATAAACCTTGACTTTTCCTCAAAATATGGTATATTAAAGATATAAAAGTGATTAAAAAATCTAAAAAAAACTGTGTCAAATTGTCACATAAAAACTTGAATATAAATGAAGATAAGTCTTGACTTTCTGGTTTAGGTAGTTTATATTAGTAGTATAAGAATGAGAAAAATAGAGAATAAAAACGAGAAATTTCAACAGTCTTTGAGTCTCATAGATCACCAACTCCAATCAAATGTGGCTCGATTACTGTCTAGGGAAAACATTATAGTAACCCATTGTGAAGTTCCTACCGCCTCTTTTGACCTGAAAAATCGGGTTATGAGACTGCCACTCTGGAAAGACTTCGGTAAGGTTGTATATGATATGTTGATTGCCCATGAAGTGGGACATGCCCTTTTTGACGATTTCCCTTTGATTGAAGAGTATCTCAAAAATAAAAATATTTTAGGTATTCCCGCCGTCTTGAATATCATTGATGATATCAGAATTGAAAGAAGAATTCAGGATAAATATCCCAGTCTTCCCAAGATCTTCCTTGCCGCCTACAGAGTCCTTGTTGAGAAAGACATTTTCGGTATAAAGGATACGGACATTTCAAAGATGGAATTTATTGATCGACTCAATATTCATGCCAAAATTGGTAAAATTATTGATGTTCCTTTGAATGATGAAGAACTTGATTTTTTTAATCGGTGTTATGCCTCCAAAACAACTCAGGATGTAATTGACCTTTTTGAAGAATTTAATAAATCTAATAAGTCTGAGAAGAATGAAGAAAATCAAGAAAATCAAGAATCGGATTCTGAAGAAAATTCTGAAGAAAATCAGTCATCTAATGAACAAGCGGACTCCGCTGGTGATTCTGAAGAAAATGGTTATGACAATTTCGATGAGAATGATTCTGGTGAAAACTCTGAAGAAGCTGAATCATCTGGTAAAGATTCTGAATCTTTTGATGAGAATGATTCTTCATTTTTGGAGAAATCTATAGAAAGCGGAGAAGAAGAAAATGATTCTTCAGCCGCTACCAATGACGCTGATCCCTCTGTTGGTGAAGGAGGAGACAATTCCGATAATTTTATTAAGAGTTCTGAAACTCAGGACGCTTTTGAAAAAAACATTTCTGAAGAGACAACTGATGCAGATAAACCTTGGGCCGCTACAAAAAAGGTCGAAGATCTTACTCCCACAGTTTTTCCTCTTAAATCAACTGTTGATAGTATAACAAACTCTTATAAGAAGGTGATTGAAAGTCGGAATAAAACTACCACTTGGAAAGAAAGTCAAGATGACATTTTTCAATCTGATTACATTGATTATAAGAAACAGATGAAAAAGAAGGTTGGCATTCTAGTCCGTGAATTCGAAAGACGCAAAGCAGCGTTCAGATATTCTCGTTCTTCTGAATCTAGGGTAGGTACAATTGATGTAAATAAAATGCACAAGTATCGTTATGATGATCAAATTTTCAATACGGTAACAAACTTGGCCGATGGCCAAAATCATGGAATGATTTTATATATTGATTATTCTGGTTCAATGAATTCTGTTCTGAAGGATGTTATTGATCAGACATTAAATTTGGTTCACTTCTGTAAGAGAATGTCGATTCCTTTTGAAGTTTATTCTTATACTTCTGGTACCGATGCAAGTCCCTACAATTCTGATAAACCACTGACATATATTGATCAAGAAATTGATATGAAAGATGTTGTTTTAAACAATATTATGAGTTCTCAAATGTCTAAGAAGGATTTTTCTATTGCATTTGAACAACTTTATTCCCAATATCGTACTAGGAGTCAAGGATGGGGTTATGCTCCTTCATCTTTCCTTGAAAGTTTGGGTGGAACTCCATTAAATAGTGTAATTATGGCTGCTAATCACCATTGCAATGATTTTCAGAAAAAACATCGGGTTGATAAACTCAATGTCGTCATTCTTTCTGATGGAGATTCTCATACTGCCCGAACTCGTCATGGGAATACAAATGGAATTTCGATTTTTGAAGGTAAGAAAGTAGATTTAAGCGTTGGATATTCTTGGGTCGGCATAAACGGATGCGGCAGGATAGATTGCCAACAAGAAAGAGCATTAGAACTCCTTCGGAAGAAAGCAACAGTTATTGGCATGTATCTCCCAGATGGAATTCAACGGGCTAAAAGAAAAATAGCTATTGCAGGAAAGA